GTGCATGGGTAAACGGGGCATTTAGAATGCCGGACACTAACTCTTCACTCGCCTCTTCTACTCCCGACACCGCCGCAATCTGTCCTGTTCGGTATAGGAATCCCGGTGTAATGCTCGCGAGTCCGTTGTTAGCAGCAACAAAGGCTTGACCCGCCTTGGATCCTGTGCGCTTCACAACTTCACCAGCAGCACGGGCTGCGCCAATCTTCGCGAACTTGTTGACCGCAAACTTTGCTGCCGATTGAGCGGCTGCACCCTGAGCAATCTTGCCAATGACCTTTGCGCCGATTGCAGCCCCACCAAATTCAGTAAATGATTCGATAGCGGCACTAGCCAAACCACGGTTTGCCATTTCGATTGGATCGAATTGCTTTAGTGGTTCACCACTCATTGCCAGTTCAAGATTTTCTTGCTCAAGATCATTGACGTAATTTAATTGACCACCAGTAAATGAACTCAATGGAACAAATGCCAATGATGCCATCTGCGCTGCAACCAATGGAGTGCCTGTACCAAGACTTCCAATCATCGCGATTGTTGATGGCAAAGACTGACCAATGCCACGCGAAACGTCAGCGGCAAATCCTTCCTTCTGACCCTCCGCTAATCCTTGTTGAGCACCGCGAGTGGCAATAAGTTCCGATTGCAAATCCTGCGCCGTAAGACCAGACCCAGCAGGCTCAACCAACATTGACAACTGATCCGCAACCGCACGGTCGTATTCACTTGTGAATGCCGGAAGCCACGGTGTCAACATTTGCAATGGCTTCATCACAGCCAAGATGGCTTGTGATCGCATGGCTGGCGTAGCAATCGCCTGCGCAGTGCTCTGCATATTCTGCTGAAAGCCACGCGACACCTCGCGCAAACTAATCACTGGCGTGTCTGGCAAGACTGACTCAAACTTGTTTGACTCAGCAGCACCGCGCATCAAGTCCTGATCAGTTGATCTTGATCCCGGAGCAGCAACTTGATCATTCAACATTGATTCCCATTGCGATATTGAATTACCTAAATCATCTGTAATATCAATACCATCAGGTTGTTGCTCATCAGCAACATCAATTTGTTTTCCCAATGCATCAGACCATTCATTGAGAGTTTGTTGAAATGAAGTCATTGAGGTAGGTTCTTTAGGTTTTGGATGATCCCTCTAAGTTTATTACGAAGATTGTTAGCAAGCATTCCTTGCGCGTTATTAAGTCGCGCAATTGCATTGTTAACATCGTTCCTAATATCCCCGGTATTTTCCATTTCAATACCAGCATCTGCTACTTGTGATCGAACGTATGCATCTACCTCAACCTTTGACATAGGTTTAGATTGTTGTTGACCACTAGGAGCAGGCTCTGTGTTCCTGCTTTTGCGCTCAGTTTCGCGCTGTGTCTTTGCTGCCTTTGCCTCTTCAGGTGTCAAACTAAGCAGCACATCAACCTCAGCCAGTTTGCGTTCTGATTCTGCATCGCCCTGCGCAGCCCGTGCTCGCATCTCAGCAATCCGTGCTTGCTGGCGAGCAGCCGCGTATTGCGCATCCACCTGTGCGGTCGTTGCTCGCGCTTGTGTCAACCCTGTATTAGCCTGCTTCTGTGCAAGTTCTGCCTCAGACATCTGTGGGGCATACTCAGCGCGATTGGCTCCAAACAAAGCACGTGCTTCCGTTTCAGCAATCTTTGCTTCGGTTTGACGAGTAGCCTGCTCGCGCTCCTGCTGACCGCGTTGCATCTGCGACATTGTGCCACGGATCTGCTGTGCTTCAGGTGATTGATTGCCAGCCAATTGATTTGGCTGCATCATTGGTGGTGGACTCATTGCTTGCAAACGGCGATCCAAGGCGTTTGACACCATTGCAATATCGCCCTGACCAAACGGCATTGACCAACCAATTTCGCGGCTGATAGCCATTGACCGTTGCATCAAGAACTGGATTTGCTGCGGACGAGGCAACTGAGCCACGGTTTCATATCCAACAAGATTGATAGTTGTATCAGCAAGATCGTCAATTGCACCGGGGTCAGACTGACTGGCGTACCACGATGGAAAACTAACAGTGCGCCGAATGCCACCTTCTGGTGGTGTCAACATAGCAAAGCGATTAACGCTTAACTGTTTACGCTTTAGTCTCTGAATATATTGCGCTTTGAATAATGGTGGAATTGATTCATCATCCATGACTCCTTCCGCTTGGGCAGTACTAATTTCGTTAGTGTTCTTTGCCCAAGTTTCTGCCATGCCCTGTCCAATTGTCAAACTTGCTTGATTAACAACCTTCTCCAGTTCCTGCATTACCTTTCGATCACCCGCCTTAAACTTGTCGTACATATTCTGGATGTTTGAATACGTAGCGCGTGGATCTGTTTCCATGTTCATGGCAGCAAAGTCCATGAATCCCGGAGCAACTGACTCAAGTTCCTGCGCCATCTTCTCGACCGCAGGCATGAGCCGCTGAGACTCCTGCTGATTGCGCATCTGCTTTGCCATAGCGATACGCGCCTGTGCGCGAGTCTGCAAGCCAGCCGACCACTGCTCCTGCGACATCCGAATGGCTTGACGCTGACCGCGCTTGTCAGTAAACAGCGCAGCCGGAGTCCCATCAGGCAACGTGCCGAAATCCAAAGCCTCAAGACCCGTGTAGTAACCGTTCTGAATAGCGGCATCGACCGCCTCGTACGTACCGTACGGAGCGATCTGGCGCGAGCCACGGTGGTCGAGCGCAGCAGCCTTGAGAGCCTCATCGTCCATCAATGGATCAGGCTGTTGAGCCTGTTGAGCAGGACGCATGAAACCATCAGCAGGCGGTTGAGCCATGCCCTCGTCCGGTCCAATCAATGGACTCTCTGGACTTGGCGGTCCGACAAGTTCTTCTGGAGTCATGGGACTTGGCTTGGGTAGTTGAGACATTATTGCTTTCCAATCTTGAGTACGGCTTCAGATGCTGTCTTGCTTGGTGTCAATGAGAATCCCGGCTGAAAGCCAAATGGTTCTTCGATGACTTTCTTCGGTGGAGCAGACACGCCAAGTGAAAGACCAGATACATCCGGCGTTTGCATACCGACCGCTCGATCTGCTTGTGATCGATAGATATCTTCCTTGGTCTTCATCTCCGACTTGGTCTTCAAGTCTTCTTGGGTACGTGCAAACTTTTGCTGCTCTGCCTGCATAGCGTTGTCCAATTGCTGTTGCATTGGGCGTGACGCGCCGAGAAACCCACCAGCCAATGAACTGTATTCATTGCCGGGTCGATAGGCTTGAATGCCACTCGCTACGCCAACAAGGAAGTTGCCAGCAAATGTCTTTGCACCATCCATGAACGCATCCCATCCAGATGGCGAAGGGGGCGTTAATGACTTGCCGACACCCTTCGATTGAACAGGGAAGTTAGAGATTGCTTGCAGCCCAGTACCCATACCAAACATTGTGTTGTCAGCCATAGTGTTTCCTTATCCGAGTGCTGCGCCTGCAAGTTGGCTACCGACCATTCCACCTATTGGACCACCAACAAGTGTTCCAGCCGCTCCAGCAGCCGCGCCAACAAGTGCACCACCGATTTGATTTCCAGAGTTAATGCTTGCTTGAGCCGATGCCATCTGCTGTTGATACGTTCCAGTTATTGCAGCAGTGCCAAGTTGTTGACCCACGTTATACCCAGTTTGCTGGGTCTGAAGAGCACCTTGCGTGTAACCCTGATATTGGTTACCAAGGTATTGCGCTGCGCCTAACCCAGCACTCAGCGTTGTTTGCCCAGCCGCTGCTTCCATGTTTGCCATCGAGTTAGCGGTTGACTGCTGTGCAGCAGCAAGGATCTGCGCGTACTGCTCGTTGACTGCGCCAGCCTGCAACGCGCCTTGACGGGCAACCGCCTGCGTCTGAGCCTGACCAAACGTGGTATTTGATAGCCCCATCATCAAGCCCTGCGCTGTCGATTGTCCAACAGCCTTATCAGTGGACTGCTGCAACAGTGCCAAGGTTGCATCGCGACCAGCAGACAGCGTCTTGAACGACTCAGCAGATGCTGCGCCGAACGCTGCACGGCTTTGAGCCATCGTGTCGGCGTACTGCTTGACTGACTCGTTATATTGCTTGGAGTAAACATCAGCATTGTTTGATCGTTCGTCTTCAAACTTTTTGATAAGCGCGGTGTAGTTGCCCTCTTGAAGAGTGCGCTCTTGTTTGAATTTCTTGTTCATGTTCCTCGTAGCCCTGCGCATATCCGACTCGCCGCCAAATAAGTTTCCAAAGAGTCCCATTAGTATGTTCCCTTCACGTTCTTGGTATGCGTCATTGGGTCGATAAGCGCAGCCATGCGCTCAATCGCCCAAGGAACACCGTTACTATCAATGCGAGCAAAGACTGCTTGGTCGCGGATGCGGCATCGAAGCGCGTCATTGCGACCAGATTGCAATTCACCAATCTGGATGGAGTTGGTGTTGGTGTACGTTCCGCTGCTTACAACGATGCGCGGAGATTGAGATGATCCCGGCAGGGTTGGTAACGGGAGCGCAGTTGGAATTCCATCTCCATAGACGTAAACACCACCGGGAGTATCAAGCGAAGTTCCCGGCAATGATTCATCGCGTGTAAACAACGTTTGAATATTGCCTACATTAACTTCATTTTGAATTTTCCAACCGTTGCTTGGTGGTGATCCAGTATTAAAAATCCGGTTGTCACCAAATGCATACGTTCGCGCCGTTGGATCAGTGATCAACGTGTCAAGCGTGGTGTATGTGTGAGGAGCAAGTGACTGCGGATAGGCAAGATTGATGCCAGTTGTTCCGACAAACACAGGAACACCAAAGTCATACCCACCTACAGGGTCTTCCACACGAGGAATAACAGAAGCGTCTCCACCGTCCAAAACCACAGCCGGGAACGATGGGTCATATCTGACCGTGACGTTGACGATTGCTTCACCAATTGCCTCCTCTGCTGTTTGACCAGACAGAATGGATAGGAATGGTCCAGTCAATCGAACGTTTGGGGTATTAAAATCCACTGTCTCTTGCGGCTCATCCATCGTCAGTTCAACACGCATATCACGCAGCATGACCTGAGACAGATTTGGAGAGACAACTGGACCAATAGTCAATGAACTGACAATCTTCTGCGCAGCCGCTTGAAGGTTGCTTACTGTGAAGGGGCTACTTCCTCCTTTGTAACCAACAGCGGCTTGACCATCAACACCTGATGTCAGGTTGCGATCAAACCAACCAAGGTAGCCATCTTCGCTGCCAAGAGCCAGCACTGGTGATCGAGCATCACCAAATGGGAACTCGCCAATGCATGATGGTGCTTGAAACGCTGTCCACCCCGTGCGGATTGCCCAGAATGAATCGGTCGCTTGACTATAAACAAGGTGCGTACTGCTCGATGGCAGGTCAGTGCGCGACAGAATGCAATAGATGTTCTGGATTTCAGGGTCAAACCCAAGCGAACAGTTCAACTTATCAAACTTCTGCGACTGGAAGAATGAATCAAGCCGACCGCCAGTAATTCGACCAGACTGTGTCACTTGGAATTCGTTTGGGCGGACGCGGTACAAGCCATCCTGCGCCATGATGTACACCGTCTGAGCATCCGACACACACCATGCCTTGGAAGAAACAATGCCGACTGATCGCGACAACTCAATCATCCGCGCCTGCGTGTCAAACACAGGGTCAGCGGATAGATAGGTCATCGTGTGCCTACCAGCGAAGAGCAGCCCACTCTCTGCCATCGGGATCAGCGCAACAATCGGCTCGCCGGGAATGGAGAACTTGGTTGACAAGTTGCCAGCGACAGCATCGTCAGGGGTTGAGCCGGGAACCCAATCATCAACGTCATTGATCTTGCTAAGGAACCAGTTGTTTGGTGACGGCGTAAAGCCGCTCAACGCCAAGCGACCGCCAAAGCGAACTAGCAAACTTGCACGTTCGCCTACTTCTGCTTTAGCCGCACCAATACTGCTAGCGTTCGATGACGGCTTAATGGTCATTTCTGGACCACTAATAATGAATGTCAAACCGTTAGTGTTACCAGCAGTTGTTGCTAGATGTGGTCCACCGGGGGTTCTTGACAACTCAACTTCATTATTAGCAGTACCAACTATTGATTTGACGTAAAACGTTTCTTGAAACGCATATAGACTGATTGCTCCAATACCCGCACCAGTAAATGTTCCAGTAACAACAATTGGTTGATCAACTGTTAATGGAGTCGCAGTAAATCGAATATGTCCAGTACTGTTATGAATAGTTACGTTTGATAAGATTGTTCCCCAGAACTCAACACGCATATCGTTAGGAGCGAGCGTGATGTTCATCCGGCGGTATTTTTCACCATCAGCAAAGTAAGCGTAGTTACCAAAGATCGCAACAGAAATATCTTTGGTGTCATCTAACTTTGATGTTGATGACGCATACGCAATAATGGTTGGCACAGTGTCGCCCGGATCAATGATGTACACCTCGCCGCCTGCCACAACAACGCAGCGTTGTGTAAGTTCAGTTGATCCGCCATCAGCCACAACATATGCATCAGCGCGGACAATTGCTTGCACCTTGCGCGTTACTACTGATGGGCTAGTGTCGTTGAATTCAAACGCGCCAAGCAATGCCCTGCGCTGACCCAGTCGCTGCTTCCCCTTGTACGGGTCATACGGGAGCACGTTTATTGAATCGAGCGTAAAGCCCGGAGGCAATGACGAGTATGCACTGTCAACGTGCAAGCCGCGTGAAGGAAGAGTGATTGGGAGGTATGGCATTATGCAGTCCGTATTGCAAATCCAATAACCCCCCACTGACCAGCCTGTGGAACGTAATTTTTTGGAGCGGTCAATACTTCAATCGTTGCTAATCCTGTACTTCCTAAGTTTTGCCATTGTTTCCACACGATTACAAACCATGTTTCTCCACTTGCACCGAATGTAATAGGATCATTTGAACTTACACTTGCAATTGCAGAAGCCGCTTTGACCTGACCAACCCCTGCGCCTACTTGAAATGCCGGAAGTGGAGTAACGGACGAATATGCATTTGTCCCAAGTCCAAGTGCAGTTCGTGCCGTACCACTAGAGCCACTTGTCAATGCAGCCACATTAGCAGTTCCGGCAGTACTGTTTCCAAGAACAGTCAATGTTGCAAGTTGCGCAAGTTTGGCAACGGTTACCCCATTGTCTGCTAGGGCAGCACCAGCAACTGATCCTGCTGGAAGAGTAACTGTGCCAGCAGAAACAGTGAGCGCATTTGATGCTGTTACAAGCCCACTGACTGTGAGTGGAGTAGTAACAGTAGTAAGTGCAGTTCCAACTGCTACGCGCTGAACTCCATTCGTAGTCACACTGAGATTGTCTGCACCAGTTGAGTAAACACCAGTATTAGTGTCACTAGCAAATGTGAGTGATGGAGTGCCAACTGCTCCAACAGGAATAGTCAATACGCCACTGAGGGTTAAGTTGGTAATCGACAGGCTTTCACTAGCACTCAAGTTGTCAATACGTTTCCATGCGGTCCACGTAGAATTATTTTTGGCACGGATGAATCGCTTACAAGTTGTCAACGATGTTGTCAACTCTTGGATAACAATAGTCGTGGACGGAACAGTAACGAAAAGAAGACAATTACCATCAGTTGTAGTGTTAGTAAAGTCTGTTGCTGGTACGTTTGTGTAGGTAACTCCAGTTAACAACTGATACCGACCTTGCACAATTGATAAGTCAAGGTTGCCACCCGCATCAGGTAACAACTCTGGATAGGTCGAGTTGACGTATGGAAGCGTGTTCCACCCAGTACCTGCCGTGTCGCCAATCTTGAACGCCGTCTTGCCAACGTCAGTCACAAAGCCAAGTTCGCCGGGTTCAAGAACAGGATTACTAGCAGCATCCCAAGCCGCCAAAGTTCCGCGCCGAATTTGCATCTTGATCGCCACTAGTAATCCTCCTCTTGTATTAGAACTGCTTCTTGCTGCGCAGGTAATACCCTGCACCAACGCCAACTACCAACGCCAAGCCAACTGCCCACACGCTACCGATGAAGGAACTTAGGTCTGCGAGAATCATGGTGTCTCCTTTACAGCCCGGGCGTTCTTAAACGCCGCATTGAAAAATGGATCAGAGGCTCTCCGGGCTGCTATAAATTCGCGAGCGTTCTCTGGTTTGTCTGGGTCTAGCATATTCGCCGCTAACTCCGCCTCTTGCCGAGGTTTACGTGGAATCCAACCAATCGCAATTCTGATAGCAGTACCAAACCCTGTCTGGAACAGAATGATCACTACTGCTATCGCAACTACCGCTACTGCTATCCAACCTGCCAGTGCCATCCAAGGCGGGGTACGGTCCTCCACGCCCGGCAACTCCGCGTGGATCCCTGCCGCCAGACCGTCAATCCGGGTCGCGCCTGCGACCACCACCGTATCGCCTGTTGCCTGCCCATGATCCATGAGCAGTTGCGCCTCAGTCCGAATCTCGTTGCTGTTGGCGCTGATACGGGCTACTGGGGAGCAGCCTGACAGCACTAGCGCAGCAACGAGGAGGCACTTGGTCATCGAGTCTCCATGCGCTCCAGCCGCTTCTCGACCTGTGAGACGCGCTCGCCAATCACACGGATCTGCGCGTTCGCGTCCGCGTTGCGATCTTTGATCAAGTTGATGTCACCAGCAATGGTTTCCAATAGGCGTTGCTGATGCTCGTCAGACTCCAGCCGCCGACCGACATAGATGATCGCACCCAAGATCAGACCGGAGGTCATGATCAACTGCGCTTTTTCGAGGGCATAACGGGTCGTTGTTTGAGGCTGTGTCATGTATTTAAGTGCAAATGTATTGTTATAAGGAACTAATTATCGAAGCATTGCGGCTGCTTGCAAAATCAGAGTTGTTTCTGCCATTCGTACTTTGAACATACCAGCACCACCAAAGTGGACTTGATCCATATGTGTCTGGTTTGTTCCATTGGTGATGCTGTCGTTTGCCGTCTTTGCTGGTTCTGTAACGGTTGGTGCTACATAATTAAGCCATTGCCGTCTTGCTTGCCACTTGGTGGCGTTTGCACCGCCAGCAGCAACTGGGTGTTCATTCGCCACAGTAGCCGTGCAAAGCATCGTTCCAAGTGATGGGAACGACACAATGGTTCCTGCGGAATACGAATAATTGACCAACGGGGTAACTGGGTTAAGAGCATTGAGCCGCCATTGGTCAACACCTTCTTGACCGCCAACGCTTCCGCCGCGAGCCGAACTTGGGAAGGTCATCAATGATCCGCTGTAATACACCGTTTCACTTCCGCGATTTAGACCCAACTTGTGTAGGTACTTTCGGGCATTAAGAGCAATGATTCCCGATGTATTTTGTGTTGCAATGTCACGAAGCGCGGAAGGGTACTGATCGTATGCCGCGTCTTGAGCATCTGCACTATTTGTGGCACTGTCGCGATATGGAGCAGCAACCAAGATGATAGGAATGTTTGCGCCAAGCCATGAGGACTGACGAACTTGGGCAATGCGAGATTCCACAATTGCTTTATATGCAGTCGCCGTACTAACCGGAGCAACATAGGCATCGTTTACGCAAGCCTGCGGCAAATATGCCACCTCGCCACCATCGGCGCGAATCTGATCAGCGAATACCTTGTAAACCGGACCAGCAGCCGCGTGATCGTCAACGTAGTTTGCTAGTTTGTATCCGCTGCGTCCTGAAACAACAGAGAATGACAAGCCCTTTGCGTTTGGACGAACAAACTCAACGCCACATATGGCAACCTTGCCGCCAGATCCGGTGATGTTTAGTTGCGCGCAATTTTTCAGTCCGCCGTTGTTGAAAGTAACTGGGACGCGCACGACAACTACGGTTCCATTAGTGACCGCTTCCGATGTCAAAGTTGCAGCCGGAATACCACCGCTGCCGCTGGTATAGGTCACAACCGGACTTGGTCCAACTGCACCTTGCAGCGTGTCTGTCGGAGTTACGCGCACAATAATTTCAGCACCATATCCGGTTTCGTTGCATCGAAGACAATAGACATCGCAAAACGTTTCTCCTTCTGTTCGATTCCACCACGGAGTTTCAGCACCAGCACCAACTCCATATTTTGGATCAACATTAGTTCCAAACGCTTGCAAGCCAGCAAATATTCCGCTGCCTCCAGTTCCGGATGCAACTGAATAAATAGGATTTGCACTAGCGTTTAGCCATGCGGCAGGAAGTTTTGGTGTCAAGGTCGTAATTTGCCCAGCGGTCAAATCAGCAGTCAAGTTTCCACCACCCGTTGCAACTGCTCGCACGGGAACAATGACTGTATAAACGCCAGCATTTCCATTGCATGGAATAAATCCAGAACGAACAAGACCAGCGTCCTGCGCTGCAAGGAGCGAGAAGTTACGCGCTCCCCGGCTCAAGTAACCAGACGCGCCGATGTTCTCGTTGCTATCGCCATCAATGAGAATTGTGAGTGACTGTTCGCCGCGCAGGGCGCGAGCGATAGCAGTACCAACAAGCGAAGATCCCGATACGGTTTCAACGTCCATAAACGATTGCAACCCACTATTGTAAACAATATCACGACCGTTGAACGAATACTCCTGTGGAATATAGACACGCTTCAGTGCTGTTCCATCAGCAACCGCCGCATTGTCCATCAAAGTCACTGAGTATTCAGATGTGCTGACGGCGTTTGACAACACGCCAGCCGTATTCGATACACCAAGGAGCGTTCCTGAAGTAACTGTTGCATTGACCACAACCTTCGCTTGGCAGATACCGCCAAACTGCACCTCGACCTCGCGACCGTTCCCGCCTGCGCCAGACATCAGACCAGTGACCACGCCAAGGTAGCCCGTGTTGCCAGTCTCCGTAGATACAGCCTTGCGGATGCAATTGAATACATAAGACGTATTCGCAGCCTGCTCAGGATTAACGACCGCGCCAGCGTGGATGAACGAGGTGATGACAAGATCGCCAATGGCAACCGATGTACCAGACTTGTTCACGCAGGTAACAGTTGTTCCTACTGGTTGTACGCCAAGACGATTTTGAATCGGTGCAAATGTCATAGTCAAGATCCCGTATAAGTTTGAAGTTCAATGTCTGAAAGAAGGCGTGGATAGAACACCACGGAATGGACACCGTTATTGAGGTGACCTTCAAAGTCGCCAATTGCCGTAATCGAGTCAGTACCAATATTCATCCACCCAATAGTGGATGGGCTGACATTAGATGTACCACTCGTTACCGTCCCACCATTCGTACACATCCGGATCGCAGCGTTAGACGATCCACTAATAGTGAACGCTGTGGCATTCAATGCACTTGTCAGTGACGTTGCAGTTATAGATCCAGTTGTCCAAAGCAAACTGCTAGTAGCCGAACCATTCGCGTGTTTCAAGTGAAGGTGTTTAGTTGCCGCTACGTCAAACGAAAGCACTGATCGATCACCAGCACCAACCGCTCCACGGAAGTACTTGACAACAAACGTACCGGGCTGTCTGAACCATGAAGTGAAATTTGTCCCACTCATCGTCAAGCGATCATCACCACGGGTATCCGGGTTTAGTGTGACGGGAACATATGAAGAGGCAACTGTTCCGTCTTCTAGTTGTGCGCCCCAGATTTCTACTGAGTTACCGCTGTCAACAATCCGAAACGCAATCTGTTGTTGAGTCGCCGTTGTTAGTCCCTGATATCGAACCCATTCGCTAGTAATGGTGACTGTTGACCACGATGGCGTAGTAATTGCAGTTGAGATTTGAAATGCGCCAGACCCACTTACGCGCCTAATCCATGCCGACCAAACACGTTGCGTATTTGGCGCGGACGTAGAAAGACCATGCGTAATGGTTGCATTCCCAGCACTCGCAGTAAAGCGAACAGCGTTGGTAGTTCCGTCCGGCGAGACTTGACCAGTGGCTCTGGTGATACTTACATCAGTCCATTGAAAGTCTCCGCCAACGGTAGAGAATGTTTGACTGTGCGTGAGCCGATTGGTAACAGCGGCTTCAATGAGCACACCCTTCGATGTCATTACGCCGCCAATCGATTCAAAGGTGAATCGAGGTTCTCCACTACTGACGTACCCAACCAAACCATTTGACCGAATGAAAGTTGCTGCACCAGCACGGGCAAAAGTTAAGCCATAGGCGGAAAGATTAACCTTTCCGCCCATCGTGCTGAAATCAAACTTCCTTGTGCCAACCGTTTGACCATCAAGAGACAGCGTTCGATTGCGTTCTTGGCGCAATGTCGGAGGAGCAATAGACCATGTTCGATTTGATGACATCATTTAGATAAACGAAACGAGTGCGTTAGCAGCCGCTGCGGTTCCAGTGAAATACAACTCAATAAGTTCACTACCGCAGGTATCAACAATAATGAAACCAGATGTGCAACTCGTTGTCCCCTCAAATCTCTTGTAGTCACCAGCACCACTAGCCGAAAAACTTATTGCAGGGAACAGGGCTGTGCCAGCAACAGTAATAGCACCACCAGTCGCGACCGTTGCTGTGGTCTGCGCAAGGTTGACTGGAATCCATCGATCAGCAACCTTTGAGAATGACCAACCAATGACGTTCAGAACGATTGCTCCGCCGCTTGTGAGATACAAGGGACACACCTTGATGTAGTTCATTGAAGGGGTTACAACAATTGATCCACCCGCTGTAGCGGGTCGAGTAGATGTTTGTACTCGCGCAGTCAAAGCACCAGTAGCAACGACAGTGATGTTTGCTAACGATGCAACTTCCAGTGCATCTGGAATCGTTTGCAGTGCGGTAACAGTTCCGGAGCGTCCTGATAGGTCTACTGACATGGCGTTTCCTTATGATGGATTTGGGACAGTGTTCGTCATAACGAACCCGCCGTTGTTTCGATAGTTGTTTGTCCAAACGTTTGGTCGCAACTGTCCAAAGTGGGCTTGCAGCATTCCGTCCTTGCGCTGCGCAGTACCAAAGAGTGGTCCAGCCTCAATCTCTGCAAGACGCTGAGACTGCTGCCCGTCTTCATACGACTCAGTAATTGCCCGGACGTAGAGAACGAGCAAAGCCTCTAAATAAAGAGGGATTGAGATGACATCCGTGGGCAGATTTGCAGTCGATACGCGCTGCCAGCCAGTGCGATACGTGATCTTGATCTTGTTTGCTTCGTTACTTTCAGGAGTTGGATAGATTTGCAACTGATACGACTGTGTAGGCGCAGCATTTGTAGGCACAACAGCCTTCACATACCCTCGCGTACCGTAACTGTTGAATTCAGACGAGCGGGTGTTCTCTACCTCGTCCTGATTAGTGATCAAGAGCGGAAGTGTTCCACTCCACGCGGCGATCAGTTCAGAAAAGTCAGCAGGTAGCACTACATAGGGCAGGGCTGCAACCGTTGACAGCATTGCGGTGGCTTGCCTGAACGTCCACTGGTAGCCAAACAGATGCTCACCAGCCTGATTGATGATCTCAGCCTGTCGTTCTGCGACAGTCTGACCAGCAGCAGTCGATGGGCGACCACCAATGGCAAGCAACACATGGTTCGTCAGGTCTTTGTAGTAAAGCATTGAAATCCACTGGACGGGTTTCCCCGTCCAGTGGTGTGGGTTTAATCAATCATCAGATCGCAATACGGAACCAATACTGAAGCGGGATGAAGACCCGGCGAGCCACATCAGTTGTGATTCCTGAAATTGTTTCCATCAAGATTGCGCATGGAACCGTACCAGTAGCAGTACCACCAGTATCAGTCAAGATCCCTGCTGTATCAGATGCAGTCAGGTTTGCACCAATAGCAAGTGCTCCTGAACTAGTAACGCGAGCGTTTGTAATTCCACCGAATTGAACAGTCACGATGGAACCAACTGCTCCAGAAGTTCCAGCCAAATCAGTCACAACGCCTACATAGCCGTTGTTATTCGTAAGGTCACCCTCAACAGGAGCAACGGAGTTGAACACATAGAGAGGGTCATAGCCCAAACTTGGATCAACAACAGGGGTACTGTGGAGGAATGAAGTGCAAACCACCGTGTTCACACTGACAGTTGCAGTGCGGACTACACACTTTGTCGTGTAGTTCACGGGGTGTGCGCCGAGAGGACCAGCCGAGGGGGTAAAAATCATATGATTTCCTTTGTGAGAGAAGGGGGTGGGATAACCCACCCCCCGTTGTGTTAGGAGACAGCAATAGGGGCAACGATTCCGTGACGCTGACGGCTGTTGCAGAACACGTTCCACCAGCAGTCAACAGGCTGAACCCAAGTGAACGGCTGATTTGGGTGACGCATCACATCGTGCTTCTTCATGTAGCGAGTTGAGTGATAGATAGGAGTGATGTACTGACCGTTCACGAAGAAGAATCGAGCACCCTTATCGATGGTGTTCAATGCAAATTCGGTTGAGTTGGCAACCATCGTCTGAGCCTGTCGACCACTGAGATCGTCAGTTCGTGATCCACCAGCAACAATAGCAGGATAAATCGCAGCCGTATCCATGTTGGCGCAATACTCAACAGGAATACCACTGAAAGTTGGCGTGTTGTATGCCGAATCCTGTGCGCTTACAAGCACATCATTTGATGCACGAAGTGTTCGCTTGTAGAGGTTCATTCCCTCCTTTGAGCACAGAATCATCTGGCGATTGAACTGTGTTTCCTCAAAGTACTGCTTCTGAGTCAGAGGCGACCTGAACTGCACCTTCAAGTACATATCGTCAAATGCACCAAAGAGATTATAAACAGATCGTGCAATCGATGAATTTGCGTTATGACCTGTGTATGTAACGTTGGTCGTAGCACCAGTATTGATTGCAGCAGACTTGTTATAGAACGAAATCTGATTCGACCAACGTGGGTCCGTTGCTGGGTTAATGCCCAAGATATTTGGAGCACTTGACTGTGTTGCAAGCCACGCCGAACCACCGCGTTCACCAAAGGTGAGATCGCCATTAACGGTTTCGGTAATGAACGCAGGAAGCGAGTACGGCTCCTTGCCACCATTTTCCATGTTGTTGTAGTTATTGAATGGCGATGCCCACAGATCGTTTTCCATGCCGTTGAGCATGGAAGTCCACATACGCATTTCCTTGATGCGCTTCACGCGCTTGTACATGACCTTGGCATCGCCTTCGTTCAGTTCGATTTCCTGATCGGTCCACGACATATGGTCCATGCTGAAACGCCAAGGAGCGGTCAGCGTGTCGGTCACTTGCGGGTTGCGCCAAGTGAACACCTCATTCGGCTCATACTTCTGGTAGGTGGACGAATCGTCAAAGACGATGACATCCTTGATTGAAGTACCACCCTGAACAGTTGTTTCGTTCGCCTTCTCCTTGAGGAGACGCGAGAGAATGTAGTTGTTCTTGACGGCTTCGTTGATAACGGCATCCGCACTCTTCAGATAAGAAGGTCCGGTTGACTGCATAAAGTCATTGAATTGTGTGATTGAAGGCATGAGCCTGTTCCTTTAACGTTTGATGCGAGACGAACGATTGTGCGTCCCAGAGAAGATTTGATCAAGGACATCATCATCAGCATCACGGGCAGGAGGCTTCACTGGAGGACTAGACGCACGTGGCGCAGTCGGCTGTGAGTTCTTGACCGATGGTGCAGACTTTGTAGTCCCAACTAATTCCGTGTAGGCGGCTCGCGTGAGTTCATCAATGCTCGCGTACCCACCCGGCTTTGCAGCACCCATTGCAGACATCTTCGCTACGACTACGTCAAAGGATGGAGCCTTAGCACCATACTGAACACGAATCGAAGCATCCGATGCACGGGCTTCTGCCAACAGCATTCGTTCCTGCATTTGCTGCTGCTGCATCTGGAAGGCTGATCGGACTGGCGCAACGACATCCTCGCCATACATATCCGACATTTGCGCAAACGGATCAATCGCCACTGGGGGGGTGCTTGCAGACTTGTTTGCCTGTGCATCCGCATCCTGTGGTGACTTCGCCTGCGCAAGTTGCTCCTCCATCTGCTTCACTCGACCGCCGTATGAATCGACATCCTTCTGTCGCTTCTCAGCCTTTGCAGCCCATTCGGCTAGCACAGCATCGGAAGCAGAAGAAATGATTGCATCCGGTACGCCATCCCGTTTAAGGATTTTGGCGACCACTTCACGGTCAAAGGCGGGTGTGGATGGTTCAGACTCAGGAGCGGGTGCAGACGAATCTACATCGGCTTCATCGTCATCGGATTCCACACTTCCAAGCAATTGATCAAGTATCGAATCATCGTCATCGGGTTGTGATGATTCAACTTCAATACCAGTGTCTTGCTCCGTTGTCCCGCTGGGCAACGTTTCGACATCAATGGGTTCAGCGGTGCTGTCCATAGTTAGTCCTCTGCTCGTATATAGCCGTGCTCAGACGCAACATTGCGTTCGTGCCTGCGGCTTGAGATGATTGGTTGACCCTTTGCATTGCAAGGAACTCCCGGCATATGGCGCGGAAGCGTGTTGCTGACATAGGGGTATGTGCCTGTAGTGAAGTTAGGCGACAGTTGCGCACTGCTTAGAATGCGTGTCAACGTGCCGCGTTCCGGATGCTGCACCACTGCGCCAACCGAAGGGACAGTGGACATGGGGTAATAAACCTCCACAACTTGCCCTGCTTGATTGGTAAATTCGTAGTTCGGCATTACATCCTCGAAGCAGCCGCTGCAATTGCGCCTTGTGATCGCGCCGATATTGCAGGTTGCTCGCCAGTAGGAGACGGGGAAGGAGGACTTTGTGGAACACCCCCTACCCCCCCTTGTGGTGCTTGCTGTGGTTGGGTTGCTTGTTTCAAGATCGACTCGTCAATGAAGTCAGCCATCTGCGGGACGTTCTGGGCATCGCCAAGGAAGGACATCAGGTCGCGCCAGCGGATCCACGGCATGGCTGGCATTGCCTGCGCAGCCTGAGTTACAACCGTAAATGTCTCCACAGCACGCTTTTGCGCCAGCATTTCGCTGGTTCGCTCCATTGAATAGGAATCCACATCGATCTGCATATCCTCCCAAGCACCCACCTTTAGACCGCCTTGGAAGATCGGATCCTCCATCGGCAGACCCTTGGTGTCCTCGCCGCCGACTGGGATGATGATGCGCTGGTCGTGCCAGAGATACCACCCGACATTGCGCATGATCGTGTCTACCGACTCTTGGAACCCGCGCTTGAGGTGGGCAATGCGCATCGTGGAGGCACTTTCAGCAACCGCCACCTCAGTAGCCGATGCTCCACCTGAGATGTTCCCGCGCATCGCATCGGACATCCCCAGTGCTCGATCCAAACGCTCCTTGGCGGTTTCGACCGACTGAATATGTTGATTTGTAGTGCCACCAACTTCGATGGGGATAATGCTTTGCGCCGTGATTCCTGCTTCTGCAAAGACGTAAAGATCCGGCGCACTGACAATGTCTTGTAGCAACTTGGGGTTCTTGGCATCGCCGACCAGAATTCTTTTGTACCGCTTCGTGTTCTCTTGCTGACGGACAGCAAGTTCGTTCGCGTAGTTGATCTGATCGCGGCAAGCCACAATCGGACTCAGCGGGTATGGGTCATTGGGAACAGTGAACGCCCCGAACATGATGTACGGACCATTCGGAGCACCATAGTAGGGGCGCGGAGCGCGGACGTATTCGTATCGCGGTGCTGGTGCGCCAGAGTTGCCTTGATACTTGGCAATGGTGTAGATCGTCCCATTGAACAATGCCTGATCAGTTGCCTCATCGATCAGTTCGGCAGCAGCCTCATCTAACTCTGGAACCCACACCTCGTAGATGGCAAGTTCCCAACGCTCTGGAATGTCACGATAGTCACGTAATTCGTCAACACCGTTGTTGCAGGCGAGGCTTTCAATGACCTCCTTGTTCCAAGTCTCATCGATCTCAGCCAAGCGCAACAGGTCTTCCTTGTCACTGATCCACACGTGACCCATGAAGCGAGCCTCTTCCCAGTGCTGCGCTGCCGGATCAATGAAGAACCGCTCTGGATCAATGCGGTACAGGCGTGGCAGATATGGACCGTCAGCATCCCACTTGCGCTCCGCCCCCTTTGGCTCGTTGACAACCATGCCAACGCCCCAGCCCAACAACATATCGGTGGCAATGCGCTCCAACGTCCCGCGCACCCGGGTCATCTTCGACCAACGATTGATACCAGCCTTCATCGCTACGCAGGCTGTCTTCTGAATGCCCGGGCGCGAACTCGTCACTCGCACCTTTGGGTTGTCATGCACGATGCGGGGGAGCACCATCGAAATATACGCATGGACTGCGTTCTCTGGCTGCTCCGTCCCCCGACCGCTTCGGTACGCCGCACCTGAGAACGCCTCGCGGAGTTCCTTCGGGGTTTCCATGTGCTCATTGCGAAAGTATTCCGCCCGTTCGATCTCGTCACGAATGGCGTTGATATTACTAAAGTCGATCACGTGGATACCTTCTGCTTGGCTTTACCTTCAAGTTCAATCGCTGCCAACTTCGCCTTCATATTTGAAAGCGTGTTCTCCAGCGAAGACAATCGATTCACAAGAATCGCAATCGATGAGTTGTCAAATCCCTTGGCTTGAGTCAGACCATGATCTTCCAATTGCTTGGCGACCTTCTCACCCTCAATGGGGTCGAGGTCTAACTTCAATCCACTGGACAGCATGACACGCATACGACCACCAAGATCGTCAATCTGTAGTACCTCGTCAGCGTGATACCACGTGGCACGAATCTTGATGAATCGATGTCCAAGCATTTAGTAACCCTTCGTCTTCGTGACCTTCTTACCAGTCTTCTTTGCCGCGACTGCCGCAGCAGCCTTGCCCTTGGCGGTGTATGGGAACGTCTTCTTTCCTACCTTCGGCATTTCACATTCCTCCCTTACGCATTGCGCCCATCTTCATACCCATGCTTGGCTTCTTCGCAGCAGCCTTCTTCATCATTGGCGACTTCGACATCGCCTTCTTTGCTGGCTTCTTCATTTACTCTTCTTCTTCCAGCCGCTCTTCATGGCGGCAAATGACTTCGCGCTGACAGTGGACTTTGACTTGGGGCGCGAGATCCCAAGAGCCTTACGCTTGTTGATGTTTCCAACCAATGAGTTCTTTGCCATTAGCAGCCCCATCGCTTCCTCGCAGCCTTGCCGCGATCACCCGTCCATGAACTACTCCGTGCGCAGAACGATTTGTGGCGCGGGTTGTCCTTGTCCTTTGTGGGAGCCTTGAGATTGCTGCCCGTTGCAGCGTTCGTCTTCGCTCGACCCTTGGCAGTTAAGCCAGCACCTTGAGACACAGGCAACTTCTCGCCGCGACCCACCGATAGGTTTGGACTCTTCTTCTTAGCCACTCAGTTCTCCTCTGGGAGGAACGCCCAGATCGGGGTCATCTCACCAACGTAGCCGTTGATGATGTTGTGCTCCATGTGCTCATACGCCTCATCTTCATCCATGCCCTGATCATTGACCAAGACCTGAACGATACGGGCTACGTCATACACCACCCGGTACTTCCCTGTCAGGGAATCACGCGAAATAGCAATAATCGCATCGTCCAGTCCATCTGCAAACATCGCCTCTTCGTCATTGTCCTTGACCCAGTTACGTACTTTGTCACCATTAGCAATCATCATCTGTTGACCTCCCAGTGTTTAAGCAAGTCACCCGCACTGCCGGGAGCGTAAGTCTTCTGGTCGTACTGCGGAACAGGTGCGTCCGGCATCGCCATCCATGCCAAGGCTAGCGCAATCACTCTGTCTCCGTGATTCTCTCGCGCTCCCGTGCTCTCATCCCGCAACCGACCAGCCACCACCCGACCGTTACTGTCCAACACGTACGCCAACATCTCATCCATCGTCCCCGTGCATGGCACAATCATCTCGCCCTGCTGCACTGATCTACTTAAATTGCCCAGCAGCAAGCGTTTATTTTGCTCAGTGCTCAACCAGCCCACTCGTTCGGTCGCCCCGTGGTTGGATACACCCTCCTTCCGCTGCTTCCACACCCGATGGAACCGCTGTGCCTCAAAGTCTCTCTGCATACTTTGACCCGGACCATTCACTTCCCACGCCACAACCGCCTCTTTGAACGCGCCCCGGCACACACCCACCACCTCAGCAGCCAGATCAGCCGGGGTAATCGTGGCATCCACCATGCTCGCGACCATCCGCTTCTCCTCCGCATCAATCACACACACCGCACTCGCATGGTTCCCCGTCCCGTATGCCGGGTCAACGCCCACTGAGTAACTGCCCAACGGCTCCAACTCACCCCACAACCGCCACCTTCCCGTTGGACTATCGACAAACCGACCACCCACCCAGTTCGCCCTCCTTGGCTCCGACCCGAACTCGCGCCTGTGCTGTGTAACCGACACACTGGGGAAGAACGCAGCACCCGCACCCATCGCCTCCGCGAACACGTTCTGCGCTAAGTCAACCTTGTCGCGCTTGCGCAACTGGTCAGCCAACCAAGGTGTCCACACGTACGTCCCACCACTCACTCCCGTCACCACGCCCGACTGATCTACCCGGTACTCCGCGCCCACACCCTTCTCTGGGTGTTGCCAATACAGCATCTCCAACAAAATCGGCTCGCCCGTACTCCGCGCCTCAGCCACCAACTTGTCGTACCGCGTACCAAATCCAATGGGTGTTGACAAAGCAACTCGACATGATGTCGTATCCGAAGCAGATCGCCATGCAGCCTCGTCATCGTCCAGTGCAGCGAACTCATCGAACAGCACAAACGTGCGCCGACCACCTCGACCAATGTGCGCTCCACTCGCCTGACCAGCAATCGTTGCCCCGCTCACCGGATGGCGCAACACCATGTGCTGCCTGTACTGACCACCCTTCTTCAACAGATCCATGTGACATGGCAACAGCCACGCAGGCTGGCTCTGTAACAGATAGTCAACCTTCCAGAACAGACTGTCCGGATCGCCCGACCGATCAACGCCGTCCTCCACGCGACTCACCAACAAACTTTGCCACCCATGAAACAACCAACCCCATGTTGCCAAAGACACAACTAACCATGATGCGCCCATGTCGCGGCTCTTCCGTATCACAACGTCACGACCGTCCTTGACCGAAGCAGCAAGTTTCCGAACAGCAGATACCTGAATGTCCCAAGGGATAAACGGCACATCGCGCACCACCGCCGGGCGTTCCCGTCCGTCAACCCCAGTCTCCTTCACGCGATACGTCCAACCCGTAAGTGCTAACCACGCAGCAGGATCAGATGCAAACAATGCCCGGAGATCGCAACGCTCCTTAGCAGTCGCGTTGCTGGTCACCCATTGGCGTGTTGACAAAAGGACAGCAGGATCTGTAGACCATGAGATGAGGTTGGGAGAGGCAGGCGTTGAGAAAGGGGTATCTGACAGTTGCGAGTCCCCGGGGGATCCGCGTGAGGGAGCCACCCCCCCCCCCCCGGG